GCGCGCTAACGTTCAGGCACGGGGGCAGGATATGGCTGCTGACGCGAAAGCAGCAAAGGGTACCAATCTGAAACCGATCCCTCCGCATGTCAACACCGCGATCATCAAGAATGACCAGAGCCTGAACCAGATTGACAAAGCAATCGGGCTACTCTCGGGTGCTCTTGAGGGTGGCGACAAGGACGCCACAGGTCTAAAAGGCTACCTGCCGACTCAGATGCTGAATCGTGCATACCCCGAAGGGGTCAAGACTCGTGCAGTCATAGCCGACATTGGATCATTGAAACTGCATGATCGCAGCGGTGCGGCTGTGACAGCCAGTGAGTTCCCCCGACTCGCGCCCTTCATCCCCTCCGAAAAGGATGACCCCAAGACCGCATTGGTGAAGCTCAAGCAACTCCGCGCGGTTGCGGCTGGGGAGCAAGAGGCGCTACAGAGCACCTACAGTGAGGATCAAGGGTACAGGTCTAGTCCTGTGGGCAGGGGTGCTCCAGCCCCATCCGCTACTGCTGCAAAGAGTGGTGGAGATCGGGACAGTGAGGACTTGGCTGCAATCAATCGTGAAATCTCTCGCACCAAGCCCGGTGAGACTGGACGGCTGGAGATTCTGAATCAGGAGAAACGTGCGATTCAGCAGCGCATTGGTCAGGGTGCATCGGGAGCACTGAGCCCCGCAGAGCAAGCCGAGTTAGAGGTACTTCGCCAGCGATTCAAGAGGTAACACCATGGACCCACGAGAGGAATTGCAGGCATTACGTCGAATGGCCGAGTTAGAGGCTCGTACCGGTGGAGCACTGGCACCAGCAGCCATGTCCCCGACAATCGGTTCCGAGATTCCTCAATGGGGGAGGAAGAACCCGCGCCTGTACGGTGTAGCCGGTGCGCTGCGTGAGACTCTGGGGTTGCCCGTGGAGGCACTTGCCAGCGCAGCCGGTGGTGTCCTTGGTACTGCTGGCGGTCCTATCGGGTCGATAGGGGGGGCAGGTTTAGGTTACGGTATCGGCAAAGGCATCACCCGATTGGCAGATGTGGCCTTGGGTAACGTCGCCCCTGTGTCGGCTGGTGAAGGGGTCACTCAAGCAGTGGGTGACGTAGCCACAGGTGCCACGATGGAGGGTGTGGGGCGAATCGCTGCACCCGCTATCGCCAAGGGTATAGGTTGGGTCGGGGATCGTTTGGTCGGCCCCTCACTTGCCAAGTTGAACGCAGCCAAGATCGCCCGAGATGCCGCGGGAGCCAAGTTGCCCCAAGTGCAACAGGCAATCGCTAACGCCCCATCGAACATCACTGCTGCTCAAGCGATCCAAGAGGCAGGGGTGAACAGTCCCCCGATGCAGGCTCTGGGCGATTTGGCTGCTCGTAAGGCGAGTACCCATTTTAGCGATCAACTGGTCCAGCAGGAAGCCGCACGACTGGCGGCATTGAAGGCCGCTGCTCCTGATCTGGATGTTGCTACAGCGGCCCAAAAGGCATTCTCAGCAGCGAACTACGGCAAGGCATTCGATGCAGACGCCCGGCGTTTGGCTGCTCTGGCGCAGCAGTCAGCCCATAACGCAGCATTCGGCGGTGCCGGGGGTGCTGTACCCGTGCAGGCGATCAGCCCAGAGCTACAGGCGCTCAGGGGTGTCCCGGCAATCGACGCGGCATCCAAAGCAGCCAGCGCCCGTATGACAGGTGGCGGTGATCCGATGGAGACTCTGCAAGGACTCCACACGATGAAGCTCGCCATTGATGCGCAACTCAAGAACCCGACTCTTCCGACATCCCTCCAGAGTCTGGACAAGTCGGCTCTCATGGAGGCTCGGACCCGTCTGCTAGAGGCGATTGAGGGCACTGCTACCAGTCAGGGTGTGTCACCATTGTACAAACTCGCCCGTGTCGAGCATGAGGTAATGGCGCGACCTATCGAGCAATCCAATATCCTGAACAACCTTGCGTCGATCTTACAGAAACCCGGTGGTGGTGAACGCGCAACACCGTTCCTGAACGCTTTGGGTCGTGGTGAGGATGCAGCGCTCAAGGGTGCCGGAGTTAACCCTGCATTCGGGGATATTGAATCCAAATTGCTCCCGCATCAGTATGAGCCGGTGGTGAAGGCTGCGAAAGAGATTGAGCGCAATATCCAGATGGGTAAAGCAGCCAAAGAGGGCAGCACCGAACTGGCGGCAATCCTTGACAAGGACACACTATCACTGCGCAGGCTGATCCCCAATGTGATGAACCGCACGGTCACGGGTACTGTGAAAGCGCTCGATCTGGCAGAAGCTGCATTGAGCCGCAAGACCACTGAGGCTCTGACAGAGGCCATGAAGTCGGGAAAAAATCTACAGGATTTGTTTAATACAATCCCGATGTCGGAGCGTAACAAGATTCTGAAAGTGATGATCGACAAAGACCCCTCATTACTCGTCCGGGCTGCACGTATTGCACCCGGAGCGGCGACTGTCAATGCGCTATCATCGAGGCAGAACGAGAATGCTCTAGCGGATTAACAACAGAGAGGTAACCATGGATCAGGTCATCATCAATTGGATTCTTAGCGGTTTTGGTGCCCTGATCCGGTTCTTACTGAATGTGGTGTGGCAAGCCGTGAAGGACTTACAAAAGGCTGACAAAGACCTGACAGCCAAGATATCTGAAATCGAGGTTCTGGTTGCCGGGGCATACGTCAAAAAGGACGACTATGACCGGACTACTATCGCACTGTTCGCCAAGATAGACAGAATCTATGACCTGTTGAGTAACAAGGCCGACAAATGACATTCCGACTGTCGCTGGCATCCATGAGCAAGCTGGTCGGGGTACACCCTGATCTGGCTGCCGTTGTGACCCGTGCCATCGCTCAGAGTCCGATTGACTTCATGGTCATCGAGGGGTTGCGTACCAAGGAGCGACAAACCCAACTCAAGGCCGCCGGTGCCAGTCAAACGCTACACAGTCGGCATCTAACTGGACATGCCGTAGACCTAGGGGCACTGGTCGGCGGGGAGTTACGGTGGGATTGGCCCCTGTACCACCAGATCGCAGATGTGATGAAGAAAACCGCTGCTGAAATGAACATCCCGATTGAATGCGGAGCAGATTGGACGAATTTTCCAGACGGTCCTCATTTTCAACTACCGTGGAGCAAGTACCCATAATGGACCCATTAACCATCCTCGCGGCTCTTGGTCCCCTAGCAGTAGACCTAGGGAAATCCCTGATTGGTCGGTTCATCCAGACCGATGTGTACAAGCCCGTCAATATCGACGAGTATGCCAAGATGCGTCAGACTGACCTTGAGATGTTCAAGGCCATGAATGACGCCGGGGGCACGAACCCCTCATACCCTTGGGTAGAGGCTATCGTGCGCCTCATGCGTCCGGGTGTTGGCATCATGGTGCTGGGCACATGGGCTTACATGAAGCTAAACAACATGGACAGCGCATCCGTTGATAACTTTGCGGGAGCAGTCGGGTTCTATCTGTTCGGAGATCGGACCCTGTTCTACTCGCGCAAGCCCAAGTAACTACTGGCCCCGCGATCTACGGTACTCCTTGATCGCGTTACGCAGACCCGCTTGGGTCTGCGCTTTTTCATCCAGCGCCAGCGCCTGAGCCTGATCCAAGGTGTCCCGCATCAGTATGCGATGACAGACAACGGGCACACCCTGCCCCTGACGCCGCACTCGTGCATTCATCTGCTCGTACAAGTCAAGGCTCCAGTTCAGACCAAACCAGACGACGGTGTGACCATTGTCCTGCAACCCGTCAATCCCGTGACCCATACTAGCAGGGTGCCCAATCATCAGTTCACAGTTTCCCGACTTCCAGCGCCACATCGCATTGTTCAGAGATGCCTCTGATTTGCAGTCGGTCAGGTTGATCGGGTCAAGGTGTTTGAACTTAGCCATGATCCGCTGTGCATCGCTGCGATAGGCGTATGCGCACAGCACAGGGCTCCCCTGAGCCTCGTCTATGATCTCCTCTAGGGCATCTAGTTTCAAGTCGTGTATCGGCTCCCATAGCGGCATACCGGGCACCGGATAGACTGCGCCGTTGGAAAATTGCAGACACTTGTTGGTCAGGGATGCCTGGTTGAACATCTCCATCTCAGTGCCCGAGTCCAACAGCAGGAAGAATTCCTTCTCCATCTGGTCGTACTTGTCCCGCAGGTTGCTCGGCATCTCGATCTCGATGTTGTTCACCATCAAGTCGGGCAACGGGTTGTAGTCCTCTGCTGACATTTCGAGTGTGATGTCACCGATCAATTGCTTGATGGTTGTCTCAGTGTCCTCATAAGGAACCTCCTTGTACGGTCCCGCCTTCTTGTAGAACCGATGTCGAAACGCAGTCTTGGACGTACCCAATCGCACACCCTTATCCACCACGAGATACTGACCGTGTAGGTCTTTGTATCCGTTGGATGCTGGGGTTCCCGTGAGCCCGGTAGACCAGATGAAGTGGTCAATGACCTTCTTGAACGACTTGACCCTCTGTGTGGCACTGTTTTTCATCTTGCTTACTTCATCCCAGACGATGCCGTTAAACGGAATCTCTTTGCCCTTGGAGATGAAATAGGTGTGCAGAGTCTCGGCCATCCAGCCAAGGTTCTCGTAATTCAAAAGATAGATGTCAGCGGGACGAAGTAGAGCCCGAGTTCGCTGGTCCCGTGTACCCGTGATCATACTAAATTTCAGGTGTCCTGTGTGGCTCCATTTCGCGGCTTCCTGTTTCCAGACCAGACGGATAACCCGGATGGGGGCTACGATCAGAACGCCTCTCAGGAACTGAGTGCGGATCAGGTGTGCGATAGAGGTCAGCGTGATGACCGTTTTTCCGAGGCCCATTGACACCCATAACATAGTTTCAGGGTTAGAGCATTGAAAGTTGACGGCTTTTTGCTGATAAGCGTGTAGGAGGTCAGGGGTTAGCATCGCAACCACTCCGGTAGAGATGCCAGTTCAATTCGAGTCTTTGCAATCTCAAAATACCGTTCGTCTTGCTCAATGCCGATGAAATTCCTGCCGGTGTTGACGCATGCCACGCCCGTGGTGCCACTGCCCATGCAGTTGTCCAGCACCGTTTCACCTTCGTTGGTGTAGGTGCGAATCAGGTACTCCATCAGCGCAACGGGCTTTTGGGTGGGGTGAACCGGCTTGCTGTCGTTGGCGATGCGAATAATTGAGCGCGGGTAGTTGGTGAACTCTTGATGGTTTTCTGTCCCAGACTTGCCAAAGTTGGTGCCGTTGTTCCCGCGCTTTTGGGTTTTCCCGTAGGGCTGCAGGTCTTGCGGGTAGTACGGTGGCGAGAAATCTGAAAACACCAGCACATCCTCGTGCATACGCATTGGGCGACGGTGCGCGTTCAGGTGTCCGGTGACAGACGACTTTTCCCACACTAAATCATAGCGGAAGTCGCGGCTGTTGCTCGCGACCAGTGCGCTTGTGAAAGGCTGAGTCGCTGTCAGCACAATCGCCCCTTTACAAATGCGCTTGTAGTGCGCCCACAGCGGTTCAAACGGGATGACTGAATCCCACTTGTTCTGCGTAGTGCCATAAGGTAAATCGCAAAGCACCATGTCCACGGATACATCATGAATGGACGCCATCAGTCCCAAGCAGTCGCCGTGCAGCAATCGAACTGTCATTTATCTCGCTCCACCATAGAGTCAACCATCTGTTTGCCCATCTGTATGGTGTCCACCACGAACACTGTAATACCATGCCCCCGCATCCGTTCATGCTCACGCAGTTGTCCCGGTGTCGGTTTGGCACCCTCGCGCTTAAACTCGCAGAACCACATCAGTCCATTAGGCGCGATGAATAGGCCATCGGGTGTAAAGGCGTGACCGGGACTGGTGAACTTGTAGGCTAGGCATCCGAGAGTCCGGGCGTACTCTTTGACACGGGTTTCAATCTGTTTTTCCAGCATTGCGTGTCTCCAGTTCGATTAACAGTTCAATGTAGTGCTTGGCCTTTTCCAGATCAGCGACACCGTTTTTCTTGCGCCAGCGGGAAACGTACTTGACCACATTCCCCTCGAAGTACCCAATCGCATTAGCGTGGATGTACTCGACTGGTTGAATCGGGAGGTCTTTGTAGTGGGTTCCGCCGACCTGCACCTCCAAGGGTTTCACATCACACTCAGACATAGTTTCTCCACTTCTTGTATATACCATTCAAAATCAATCGGCAACTTCCCGGCATCAGCGATGTCGTTGCACACCTGAACACCCCACCCGGACTCCACGGCAATCTTGCGCCACTCGGTCTTACCCTTGAGAGGCGGCATCCACTTGAACAGAGGCTTGCCACCCTTGGCGATGTAGTAGCGCGAGATGTTCTGAGCCTGATCCTCGCCCCACTGGAGGTAGCTAGACCGGGGCACCTTGGTGCGGAGCATGAAGTCCATGATGTCGGGCCACTGCTCCACAGTCTCACGAATCGGGGCACCGTGAACCAATACCTGCTCTGTCACCTTGGCGATGACTAGGCCGCCGTGGTTCTGGTGCCAGTCTTGATCGTACTCATAGGCACCCTTGCGCTTGACCTTGCCGTTCTCATACACCGCGATGTAGTTATTCACATCACGGATGAACATCTTGGCGTAGAGGTTCTTTTCCATTTTCAGGTTCGTCATTGCCTCCCACGCATACACGATCAAGTCAAACTGATCCATATACATCCGGGGTACATACAGAGTCAGACCATCGGTGTTCGCTTGCACCATGCGGAGTCCGGGGGTCGTCATCAGATTCTCGGCCAACTTGCACAGGAGCAGTTGCCCGTTGAGCGTGATTTGCATGGTCATGAGCGGATCGTAGAACACACTGAACTGGTTGTTCGTGTCCCCATAGACGCCGTTCAGCGCCAGCTTAAGCATCGCATTCTCGGCGGTCCCCTTCTTGTGCGACTTGCGTTGCTCTTTCAATCCAGCATAAATATCGCAGAACAAATCGGGGAAGTGTCCAGGCTTGAACCGCTGGGCAATGGCGGTACTCGGGTAATACGACTCCACATCAATGTCCACGATCACCATCTCGTCCGTGCTCTCGATAGTCTCCGAACTCACGGACCCGTAGATACCACCCAGACCGAACACGAAATCAAACCCGTTGACTGTGGCGATCAGGTCGGTGAACACACCTTTGGTTTCAGTGATCGTCTGCTCACGTAGCCAGTTCAGCACCCGAGCGAACTCGGGGTTTTCAAACGTGATCCACGGGAGAATGGCGTCATTCAGCGCAATGCTGGCTCTCTCGGTCTGACGAGGCGTGCGACCCGCAGGATCGTAGTCATAGCACGGCACCCCGGCCTTTTCCAACTCCATGATGAAATAGTCTTTGCCGATCTTAGTATCGTTGTGGTTCATGAAGTCACGCTGATACTTCCGAGTCAACTCCTCGCGGAACTGGATCATGTCCAGACTCTTGAAGTAGAACGCCTTGGTCATGGTGACATCGTGGGCGTTGTATCGCTTGAGCACGGGCAACTGATCCTGAGTCAACTCAGTACCGACCTTGAACGGCAGGTCTTGGATGCTCTCAGCCCTCATGTTGAATTCCAACATCTTGAGACTCGTGGACCGCGCCTTGTTGTCGAAGTGGTGAATCTTGTACAAGTCGATCTGAGGCACCAGCACATCGGACGGCTTGACAGAGTGCATCCACCGATCATCTCCATCTTGCGAGTTGATGATCTGCATAGCCTTCTGGTACAGAGTCCCGGCATCGCTGTAACCCATGCGCATCAGAGTGTGAAGCACGGGGTAATCGAAGCCTTGATTGTTGAATCCGATCATCCGGGCGTTGTTATTCCTGAGCCAGTTCACCCACTCGATAATGGCTTTGGAATCATTGCGCCACGGGCTGATCTCAAACTCCCACTTGAGAGGCAGGTGCGCGTGTTCAGCGGCCAGAGTGAACACGTTGGGAAAAGTCTCCTCGTCATACACGATGTCATGGGTCATACAACCTCCAT